GTTTGTGTAGCTATTCTATTATACTCTACAGGCGTCATATAACCGCGCTGCTCTTTATTGAGTATTAATAAAACGGTTTGGTATACAGTATTTACGTTTATTGCCATTACTTTATATTTAAATATATGGAGCGGTTTTACCCGCCCCAATATATTATTACATACTATTTAATCTTTTTCTCTATTGATTTGTATATCTCAACACCTTCATCTGTTTTTAAGAAAGCAGCAAATGCTGAGTATGGGTTTTCGTCAAAAGGAACTTCCATTAATTTTCTACCATTACTAGCCCACTTAAAATATCTTTGGTCATCTGATAATAAAACAACTTTGTTTTCAGTTGCTTGAATAGCAAAATTTCTTAATTGAACGTTTTCGTCGTTTGCTAGTTCTAAGAATAAACTAGGATTCATCTTAGCAAATAGTAGTAAATCTCTTTTTAATTCCTTAGAACTCATCTTAGATACCTTAGATCCTAACTCAACTCTTAATATAGCTTCAGCATGGTCTATATCCATACTTTTTGCTGCATTTAAAGCATCAATTTGTAATTCTAAAATATCTAATTCATCTTCTGCTATCTCTACTTGATCAAGCTCTTTATACATTCTGTTTTTAAGAGGGTGATATAGAGAAAGTATCTTCTGAAGATTTTGTTTTTCTTTTGGTACAAACAATGTACCGTTTTTAAATATGATATGACCTAATGTAGCCTCTCCGCTCTGTTCATCAACAAATGAAGATGATTGATTAGTTGCATATCTAATTTCTTTTTGTTGACCAGTTTCTTGATCAAAATATAGTAATGCATGTTTTTTAGTATGCTTACTAGGTATTGTAAATGTAAGTGGTGATTTATTAGAAGTTAAAATATAAGTTCTGTCTTTAATCTCCCACTTGTTTTTTGTTTTTGTAGCTTCTTTTTTAGCCATGATATAATATAATTTAATAGTTGATAAGAGTAATAATTACCCTCGTCAGTTCAACGAGGGTAAGAATTACATTTGTTTAATACTAGATTCCTTTGAATAACACAAAGTTGTTAGCACCCTGTACACATAAACATCTTTCAGATAAGAAGTTTACTTCCATAGCGTCTAGATCAGATGTTGCAGCACCACCAGCAGAACCAGTCACCCATTGCTTCATTCTTCTGTCGTCAGCTTGAGAAGCTCTATAACGCACGTGTAAGAATGGACGTCTGATGTTAGTTCCTAAAATTTGGTCGTAAACTGTAGAAGTTCCAGCAGGTACTAATACACCTTCAATAGAACTTGTTCCTGTCATAGCACCACGAGTAGAA